TTTCTCCCTATCTGTTTTCGAAACCAACGCCAGACTAGCGCTTTCTGTTTCGCATAAGATTTATACTTTGCCCACGCTCTCGCACTCACTAAACCGCTTGCTCGCGGTTGCTCAATCTCGTCCTCAGTAAGCCACCAATATTTATTTAATGTATCTTCTTGCACTCGCTCTCCTGGATTAATTGTTCCGTTAACTCGCCGACAATATCGCAACCCATACTCTCGGCGATAAGCTCGGCTTGTTTCTGATTCTCAGCGATAATATTCGGGCCTGCGTAATCCTCATCGTCCCACAAGAACCTAGTTAAGAATATTCGTAAATCTTTCTCCATGTTTCTCCTTAAAATAAAATCGCTTTTTTCCAAAGAAAAAGCGATTTTTAGTATATAGCTATATAGCTATATAGTCTATGTGACTAATCTAATTACCTTCTAAGACTAATCTGTGTACCAAAAACGCGATTCTATGCACATAAAACGAGAATCTGTGTACATCAATTCTTGTCCTTTGGTTTGGTTTTCTCCTTCTTTTTGCCAAAAATCTTGTCAAAGTTTTCGTTAAATTTGTCCTTGTTGAATGGACGTTGTTGACTACCCTTGCTTATAGCTCCTCCTTTATTAATCGTTGTAAAAACCAATCTGCTTTCTGCAAATCTTCGAGTCCGTTCTTTTGCTCATAACGCCATAAATATTTTATCGCGCTCGCCTTTAAATAACCTTTAAATTGGTCTGCGCTTAAACTAGCCTGAATAGCGTCAATGCACTCAATCGCGCCACGCTTATAATGCTTTGGGTTTATGTTGTCTTTTAATCCCAATTTATACCTCCTTTGTTTTCTTCTATGATTTCAAGTAAAGCATTTTTTCGAAACAAAGTCTTAATTTTTGTATCGACTTCGCCTGAGTTAGTTTTTACTATCGCCGCCTTTATCACGCGCATGCGGTCAAATTCTACGCCTTGCTCTAAACAAATGCGCTCTGCCTCGCTCTCGCTTGCTAACCATGCCGCTAAACCAAACCTTGCCGAGTCGATAATACTACTTGCGCCACGAATAGCAGCTCGCGCCAACATAGGATCATCAATACCTTGTAAGGCAGATTTAGTCATGTGATGAATTGACAACGTAGAGCAATCAAATTTGGTACTCAACATAGAACAATATTGTCCGTACATCTGTGCTGCCTCCTGACTTGTCGTAATCGGCACACCAGAAACGAATGAAGATATCGGATCAAATATACATAATGCTAAATTATTGATACTTTCTAATTGTTCTAACAATTCGTAGCCTTCACTCGAAATTCGAAGTCCAGAACTATCTTCTGTGAGCAAATTCACGGGTTGTTTAAGGTTTGGTATGGTAATTACATAAACTTCGTTAGACGACGTTTTTGTAGCTCCTAGAGCGTCTAAGGCTTTTAACCGCCTATGAATCTCTGTTTTATCGTCCTCTGCGGTAAAAAAGACCACATTACCTGATTTTTTTACAGGTTTACCCATAAAGTCGCCAAAACCATCTCTAACTTTGAGCGCGAGATCTAACGCAAGCATGGATTTACCCACACCACCAATAGAAGAAAATACCCCTGCTTTGTTTTCAATAAAATTTTCTACTAACCAATCTCGCTCTGGCGGCTCACCCACATAGTTACTAATAGCGAAACTTGCAAAGTTGAACTTACTTTTAATTATCTCTTCTTTGACTTTTGCTAAACCATGAGCAACGTGCATGTCGTTATAGTCGCCGCGCTCGCTCGGTATTCTTATTTCCACACTCGCCACCGCTTGCGCTACCGCCTCCGCTTTACTCGCGCCCAAGCCGTGTTCATCGTTGTCAAACGCTAAGACAAACTTTGCTTGCGTATGCTTACGCAACTTGAGTAACGCCGCCTCACCAAACGACGCAGAGAATACACAGATAGTTGGAAGGTTAGTTGCCTCAAAAATACTATGCGCTGTTGCCATGCCTTCGCAGACAATAATTTTTTTCTGATTAGCGATATCGGCTAAATCAAAACCCAGATGATAAATATTACCTTTGACTTCGCTTGCGCTCACAAAGCGTTTTTCGTTATTAATATATTGCAAACTTCTCAGGCCTTTTTCTATACAATGCACAGGCACAACGAGACTATCTCTGATTGCTTTTAACCCATAACTTTTAATTTGCTTTTTATCTAAATACGGATGATCTATAACTTCTATTGCAGACTCAAATCTTTTTTTACAATCCTGGCTAACTTCATCATACCTTTCAGCGCGTTGCTGTTTGCTCCGCTCTATGGATTCTTCCATACGCCGTTTTAGATCTTCACGCTCTCGCGCCGACATCTCGTTTGGATTGATAGAGCTGAACTTAAACTCTATGCCTTGTCGCCAATTACCGTAAGACGCGAAGATTGCGTCGCCGTAATAATTAACTGAATACCAACCTGATTTTTCTTGTCCTTTGTCTGGACGTTGATTCGCAACCGCGCCAACGGAAACTCTGACTATCTCGCCTGTTGTGACTAAATTGCTAACGCGCAGTCCTGCGTTGCTTTCCATCTCGCGCAGTAAGTCGCTGATATCTTTGCCTGAACTTGCAAACGCTAGACTCTTATCTAAGACTAAACCATCTTCTCCGTAATGTTTAGTTACGCTAACCATCTATAACTATCTCTCTTATGTTGCCGTTCTCTGCCTGCTCATTGGCCCAATCAAGATAGTTTAAGACTACTTCATTAAAAAATTGTTCTCTATCGTTGCTGTCCCACTCATGCATAACGTAAGTACCGCTTTTCTTGGCGATCTCTATATATTTGTCCTTGCTTTGTTTTGTCGCATAGCGCACACCGTCTCGGCTTGCGTATGCTTTTCTGTTTAATTTCTCTCCATTCATTATCTTTTCTGCGTGTTTTCTACTACATGCCGCGTAGTAAATATCTTTTTCTTTTTCAACAAGCAATCCCTTTGCAGGCGCTTTGCAATAACCGCAAAGAGACTGTCTGTTGTATTTTATAAAATAGTCGAGACTAAAAAGGGATTTCGTCATCTACAATTCCTGACGACTCCTCTTCTTCGACTTTTGGTTCTGGGCTTGACTTAGTTTCTTCAACTGCTTGCCAAGTTTTACCATAGTCATCTTTTACTTCTGGATAACCTCCTTTATTGAAACCAACTTCTGCAGATACAAACTTACCTGCGAGTTCATCGGTATCTTTCATAGAGGAAAGTCCTACCGCATTTGCTAATGCGTTCAAAGAACCTTTTCCTATCCTTATGGCTTCTGGATTATCAGACTGCATTGTAAAAGTACATGGTACAAAATTACCTGTGTCTTTTATTTTGAAAGTAATTTTTATGGCTTCCCATCCGCTATCACTATTTACCAGTTCAGCTTCATGGTATTCCATAGTGTATCTACCAGCTTCTAATTCTTTTTTTTCTGGAATTGCATCCAGATCCCAACTTGTTATATCCATAATATACTCCTATCCTAAATCGTAATTTTCAAAATTATCTAATTCATCCAAAATATTATCTAGGATTGATATTACATCTTCTAAATCAAACTCTATGCCATGAGGTCCTTCATCGCGTAGAGCTTGATTCTCCAGATGTTTAGTTAAAATTAATTTGACTAGCTTGATAGAGCGAGCCAACCTATCTACTTCGCTATAGTTAGACATCTTTTTTGATGTTACCAATCATAGCTTCTCTGACTGTCTCCCAATTCATCTCTAACTCGCGAGGTAAGTCATATCTATTTTTTGCCATACAACCAGGTGACTCTTCTGTGATTAACACTCTATCGCCGACAGTCTGTTTAGTAGATGTACCTTTTGTACCTTGTACTTTAACTGTGCCGATTTTTCGTGTTGCATAAAAAACACAATCGCTCTGCTCTAACACTAAGTCGGCAGCTTTCCTGTGTATTTTAATTTCGTGCCTATCGTATGGCTGATCCTGTGCAGGATCTTCCACTCTTTTGACAATGTTATGACCAATAAAAACAATAGTCATACCACGCTCTCTGAGTTCGTTGGTGTACTTCAAAAATTCACGCCAAACGTTCAGCGCTTCTGCATAAGATTTACCGTAAGCTACGGATTCCATAGACTTATAATTATTATCCTTACAGACTTTGGGCCAGACGTAGTTCAACTCAAATTGATCTAAACTATCTAAAACGTAAGTTTTATAACCGCCTAAATCATCTTCTGCTAGAAGATCTTTGATGTTTTGAATTATCTCGTCATACGTCTCTGGCATGTCAAAGTGATCCACTTCTATGTTCACTAAGCCATCCTCGCACAACTGAAAGACTGCTTTATTCATTGTAGAAGCAAAAGTAGATTTACCTACTCCGCCAGACCCAAATAGAACAATTCTAGGCGCTTTCTTCTTCGCCTTCTTTCTTATCTTCGCTAGACTCATTTGTATTTTCTCCTTGAGTTTTTGCTTGCATAACTTCGCCAAGTTGGTTACTTAAATTTTCCATAACTTGATTGTTGTTATTCACAAGCGAGCTTAATATTAATCTAACTATCTCATTAATGACAACATTAAGATTAGCTAGTTCCTGATTTTCATTCTTGATAATGCCATTAATAAGATTATTCATAGCATTACGAGACTGAATGTTTTGTGTCAGATTTGCAACATTTTCATCTTGCATATCTTCTTCAAAAACTATGGTTGGTGGACCGTCTGTTTTATCAATTTGTAAAACAGGTGGCTTTTCGTTATCCGACATTTACGCCTCCTTGATTAGTGTTATAAGTAGGGCATTGTTGTTGATACAAACAAAAACGACAATGCTCACCAAAGTTAAATTTTGGTTCTGGTTCTAAACATGCGTCAGCCGCAGGTTTTAAAAAATCGTAAGCCCAATTAACTAAATCTTCTACGGTAGTTTCGTAGCTTTTAATTGGACCTTTTTTGTCTCTGCTTACAGGTTGCACGATAGTAAGTTTTACTTTTGCGTTTTCGTAAGGGTATCTATCAAGTATGCCTAAAGCATAAATCTTGAGCTGTAAGTTATTAGGATCTACAGGCCAAGCGCCTGTCTTTAAATCTATTATCTCTATTTCTTTTTCTGTAATGATGGCACAGTCAAGCGTACCCCAAAGGTGTGGGTTTATCTCCTCCAGGGTAACTTGTTCTTCAATCAATCTTTTACCGCCTAGCTCTTCGTGGCGTTGCAATATGTAATCTGCGTATTGTTGAGCCATACCCAGCATTTCTTCGTCAACAACAACTTCTATTTTTTCGTCATCTTCTTCTATGACTGTGGTAAATGTTTTACCTGCGTAGTGATCTTCTAAAGATGAATCTTTTATTTGGTCTTTCAAAACCTTCTCTGCCATTTCGTGTATCAAAGTACCACGCTCCGCAGGGTAACTTGTTCTGTAAGGAGAACCTTGCGACATTGACGGAGACGC